GACCAAATCAAAAACATGGACTTTGACAACATCATCGCACTAGGTAAGGGGCTTGATAAGCTGGAGGGTCAATAATGCCGATTCGTGACGATGTTCTGTTTAGCAGGCTGGTTAATTCCTTAAACCATTTAAGCCTTTGCGTGCAGACAGGCACGGAGCTTGATAACCCTACGATCAAGCGGATTCACGAAGTAGTTAATCATTGCTGTATGCCTAGCGGATTTGTGGGTCAAAACGAAGATTACTTCAAAGAAACAATCAATTTATTACTGGAATATATCGAAACCCTTGAACGCCCTCACGCCCTCATTAAAGAGGGGAAAGCCTCCCCTGCCCTTCAAAGGGCTTTTATTCGTGGTGAGCTAAAAGACAAGGGCATCAGCTTAATAGCACCCACAACTACAATCATGGCATGCTATGATGATAATAAAGCGTTAAAGTATTACTCACTAAGTAAAGGGGCTTAACATGAAGTTTACATTCGCTCAAGACTGGCACAATTACAAAGTAGGCGACCGTGTGCCTGCCAGCGTCAATAGAGCATACTTACTACGACATGGCATCATTAAGCGGTACAGTCACGTTGAAGCGTTGGAAGCTGAACAGGTTGAAGTAAAAGAAGCCATTTTAAACGTCGAAGCACCTAAGCCACAACCCAAAGGTAAAAAGAAATGAGCTACACAGGCACGCCGTCAAGCTCCGTTAAAGACTTGCTACGGTTTCTATTGCAGGACACCGTAGCTCCCTTTTTGTTTAGCAATGAAGAACTTACGGATTCTTACGCTTTGCAAAACTCCGACATGGCTAAAACCCTTTCCATGCTTTGCACGGCGTTAATCGCTAAATCAGCAGGCAAGCCACAGGATGAAGCTGTTGAAGGACTTAGTGTCACATGGGGGAATATGGGTGCTAAATACGAAGCCTTAAAACGTTCATTCGCAGAAATGAACCAATCAGGAACGCTTCCAACTTATGACGGAGTAACCGCTACGACCGCATCCAGCACGATGACAATGGTTGTAACAGAAGCTTCTTACGCATGGCAGGGCTTGCCACGATGAAAGAAGCTGTCGCCTCTTTGCTTGCACGATACGGTACGGCTTGCACGGTGTCACAAGTGGCAACGACTACACGCAATGCTACGACTGGAGAGGTCACTTCGACGACCACAATACACACAGGCAAAGCATATCGCCAAAACTCAACAAAGGAAACTAAAGGCTTAAATCCTAGCGGTGGAGCGGTTTTAATCGTTCAGCTTATAGATGATTACATCATCAAGCCAAAAGACTTAATCACACACGGCGGATACACGAATCAGCAGGTGTTAAGTGTTCACACGGTCAACCCAGCAGAAGGATTGGCATATCAGAAAATAGGGGTTTAAATGGATAAGTCATTTTTTACTGAAAACGTAAATGTTTTGCTTTCAGGAAACGAAGCTTCAAGATTCTTTATGCAGGCACTTAATCCTATTCAACTAAAAGAGCTGGATAAGTGGATAAATGATGAGCAGTGCAGGATTAACCCAGCATTTATTGGAAAAAATCAATATATGGCGGTTGAAACAGTCGAACAGCTCTACGATTACTTAATGAACTATTGCGAGGCTTAAATGGCAAGCGTCCAAGCGTTACGCCTAGCACATGATGAAGCCTTGCGTCGTTTATGCAAAGGCTCCCTTTACTTCTTTGTTAAAACGTTTTGGCACGTCGTGGTTCAACAAGGGGAGTTCGTGGAGAACTGGCACATTGAAGCGATATGCGACCACTTGCAAGCCTTAGCAGAGGGCAGGCTAGAACGTAACCGCTTGATGATATTTCTACCCCCACGGCACGCAAAAAGTATCATCGTCAACGTATTCATGCCTGCGTGGGACTGGACGGTGCGACCATATAGGCGGTTTGTTTCAGCATCCGCAAAAGACAATCTCTCAACAAGGGACGCCGTGAAAGCAAGAAACTTGATTGCCTCACCTATGTATCAACGCCTTTTTGGCGACGTGTGTAAGCCTCATGCTACACGGTGGGGGTCAAGCTATTATCAGAATGAACAAGGGGGGAGTCGCCTTCCCATTACAACCAGTGGCGGTACAGGGCAGGATGCCGACTTTCTGTTATGCGACGATCCGCTAGAGGCACAGGACGCACGAAGCCAAGTAAAGCGGGATTCCTGTTTCTTTTGGTACGATTCCACCTTCACCACAAGGGGAACTAAAGCCGAGAAGACCCCTTTAGTGTTGGTTCATCAACGGCTACACGAAGACGACATCGCAGGGCGTATTCTAGCAGATGAAGCCTACGCACGCCATTATGATGTGCTTTGCTTCCCTGCCTTGTACGACCCAAACCACCCAGTCAAAACCATATCATCGTTAGGCTTTCAAGACCCACGCACGCAGGAAGGGGAGCTTTTATGGGGTGAACGTTTTGGCGAGGTATGGGTGCAACAGGAAAAAGCAAAAGGGGCAAGGCACTACAATAGCCAGTTACAACAGCGCCCTAGTGTAGCAGACGGCGAAATCTTCAAAGAAGAAATGTTCCCCATTGTGGACGAAAACGCTAATGCCATTATCAACGGGGCAACCGAAGTATTGCTTTCAGTGGATGCCACGTTTAGCGATTCGGAGCTATCGGACTGCGTGGCAATTATTGTATTCGCACGGTATAAAGGGGAATGGTACTGCGTCAACGGCATCAACAAACAAATGGATTTCTTGGCAACCCTAACGAGCATTAAGCAAATGATGAACGAATATCGCCCTCATTCGCTTATAATTGAAAAGAAAGCAAACGGCGATGCTATCATTAGAGTATTGCGTCAGCATGGCATTGACAACGTGCTAGCTATAACACCAAAGGAAAGTAAGGAAGCAAGGGCAGAAGCCTCTACAATCTACCTTAATCAAGGAAGCGTTAAGTTTTTAGACAATCCCTTTACAGATTCTTTAATTGACCAAGCGATTGCCTTTCCAAATCGCAAGGATGATGACATGGTGGACGCCTTAACACAGTTTATCAATGCTAAACTAAATCGTAGACAGTCCGACGTCCAAGGCATAAGCATAGGATTCTAACATGGCAAAAAATAAGAAGTACCGTAAGCAAACGCAGGCAACGCCACAAAACATTCAAACCGCTTCAACTTATGGGGCGTGGATGCTATGGGGAACAGAAGCCACGACGCAGATTAACAACCCCACGGATGCAAGGGGATGGATTCAGCGTTATTACGACATGATAGAAACCGACACGGTAACGAGAGCCTTTTCAACCGTGTTGCAGTTGCTTCTTACAAGCCTCACGTTTGAGATTAAATCCAACGATGAAGACGACGGCGATGATTTCCACGAAATGGCTGAAAAGATGTTCACGGATTGGGCTGGTGGTGACTTTAAGGACTTTCTAAGAAACTATGTGTCTACGTTCCTGTATGGCTTTTCGTTGTTTGAGCTGGTTTTGCGAAAAGGCGAAACAGGCTATGAGGTGGACGATTTATGTTTTCACCCTCAACGGTATTTGACAGCCAAGTTTGCAGACCAGTACACACTCGAAGGGTTTGATTCATTGCTTACAAGCGATACGATTGAACTATCGCAATGCGTTTATGCTAAGGGCATTGGCAACTACAACAACTCTGCCTATGGTGAGTCATTGCTTAAATCGGCTTACTTTCACTTTAAAAACAAGTGCTTTTACTTAACCAAAGAAAACCGTCAAGTGCAAGTCAACTTGGAAGGGGTGCCGATTTTCACGTTTGACAACACAGGGTCAGAAGAGAAGATAAGAAAAGACGTTGAGCGATTATCTGCACAAGCGATACGGTACAAATCGGGACTTGTTGACGGCTTGATTATCGGGTCAGCTCCTTACATGGATGCAGAAGGTAAACCCACGAATATAAGACGTGAAGACGTGCATTTAATGAGCGTCGAAGGATCTAAGTTCATTGACACGAACACCTTAATCAATCGTGAAGAGAACAGCATCGCAAGGGCGTTGATGGCTGGCTTCCTTGTTATGGTAGGGCAGGATTCAGGAAGCTATGCCCTAAGCAAAGACACCACGTCTATGTTTAAGCTCCTTGTCGAAGGCATCGCACAGCATTTATGCGACACGTTCAATCACCAAGTTATTAAGCCTCTTTGGGTGCTAAATGGACAGCCGTTTGAATACTTGCCCGAATTGACTTACGACAGCGTAGACTTGACGCTTGACGGCATGGCGACGTTTATCAACGCCCTAAGCGGTGCAGGTATAGTACTTACGGAAAGCCAAGAAGACTACCTATTTGAATACGGCGGATTGCCTAAACCTGAAGCCGAGGAGCGGTTGAAACTAGAAGCGGATGCGTTAATGATGAACCCGATGGTAGGCACACCCAAGCCCCCTATAGATAACGAGTTGGCAGATGATGCCGAGTGAAGCAAGCTTGCAAGCCAAGCGTCAGGAACTTATGGCGATAGCGGAAAGCAAGGAGTTCTACCTAGCGAATGAATGGCTCCTTGCTATTGAGCAGGTCAAAGACTTGATGACGCTTGACGCATTAACGGTGGCGGTTATGAATAACGACGTTTACGCCATACAAAGGGCGTTCACACCTGAAGCGGTACAGTTGAGGCTTAAAGGCTTTAAAGATGCAATGACAAACCACTACGCCACATCAGGCGTGCAGATTGCTAAAAATATAACCGTTTCAGGCGTGTATTTCAACCAAGTAAACCCGCGCCTTGTAAACGTGGTAAACAACTGGACGAATACGCTTATCACGAATGAAACACAAGCCACGATTCAAGGCATTGGCGTTGAGCTTTCTAAGGCAACACTAAGGGGGGTGAATCCGCTCCAAAGTGCAAGGGCAATAAGAGGCAGTATCGGATTAACGCCTCAACAGGTAAAAGCGGTACAGAACTATGAAGCCAAACTAAGGGCTGGTGAATCCGTAACCAGCTACAAACTTCGTGATAAACGCCTTACAAAGAAAGTTCTTAAAGAGGATGACATCATCAAGCGTGTGGATCGGTACAGGCAAAAGCAACTCAAGTATCGGGCGGAAACAATCGCACGCACAGAAGCCCTACGCATGACGAACATGGCGAATCAACACATTTATGACAACGCTATTGAAGAGGGGAGTATCGGGGCGAATGATTATCGCCGTTATTGGGTGCCACGTCGTGACAATAAAACAAGGGATGCACATTTAACCTTGCCTAGCATGAATAAAGAAGGGCGAGCCATTAACGAGCCGTTTATCAGCTCATTGGGGCGAATTATGTACCCCCACGACCCCCAAGCATCCGCAGGTAACACGATAAACTGCCGTTGTGTTGTAATTTATGCTTTGCAGGCATCCGCCTTTCTATAGTGGCTAACAAAAACGACTTTAAAAATGTTAATGTAATAACGGAGGTTTTCAACATGGATTTTGTACTTGATTTAGAAACCAAACTATCCGCCGATAAACGCAAAGTTTACGGTTGGGGGAATGTGGCTACTAAAAATGGGATGCCTGTTATTGACCAAAAAGGCAATCACATCCCTATAGATGTATTAGACACCGCCGTCAAGTCTTTTATGGCTGAGGGCGGGCGTGTCAATTTCAACCACGAAGGCATGAATAACCCACAGCGTGGGGTGGTGTCACAGTCATTTGTACTCAAGAGCGAAATGGCACAAGCACTAGGTATGCAAGCCGACCGTGAAGGTTGGGCGGTTGAAATTGACGTACAAGATGACGACGCTTGGCAAGTAGTGCAAAGTGGACTCATTAAAGGACTTTCACTAGGGGGAACAAGCAAAATCCTTACAGGTGAAGAAGAAATTAAACGCTTAAGCAAGGATCCAAACGCTCCATTTGAGGACGTGCGACTGGTGACCGAATTGAGCATCCAAGAACTAAGCCTCGTATTCGCTCCTGCGAATCAGTTTAGTGATGTTACCCTAGTTCTGAATAAGGAGGAATCTATGAATCAGGACGAACAAAACAAACGGTTGGAAGAATTGCAAAAGCAAGTCACCCAGCTATCGAGTGAAAAGCAGGAGCTAGAATTAAAGCTTTCTGCTTACGA